TGTTTTAAGGGGTTTACATTTATAGCCATTGCTTGACTCTTTATTTAGACCAGCCAGTAAGCTGGTACCGCCAACAATCTCACTCTCCGTCAATAATCTAAAAGAACTAGATTTAAAGAAATTACGAACAACTTCTTTCCCAAAAGTTAACTCTTCGGTTCTAACTAATTGTGTTAAACCAAATGACTTCTTTGCGATGTCCTTTACCGTGCACTTACCATATTTAACTAAGTTGGCAGGTTTACGAGTTATCGGGTATAGCCCAAATAACGGGGAACGTCCCAGTGAACTATTACTAGCGACCGAAACGGGCAAGGATACATCAACCTTTATAACGGATGAGTTTTCGAATGCTTTATCGTGCAATGGGAATTGAAAATTGCATTTATCATTAAGTAACAAATTCCCAATCTTTAAGATATCCGAATCTCCCCATTTCATGGCTACACCAGTTCCCTCTTCTTCACAACCTGCGACATGCATTCCTAGAATTCCCTCATTGTCCACTACCAAAGAACCACAAAGGCCCTTTCCGTGGACATCATACATAAACGTATCACCCTCTATTCTAGTTTCAAAACAGGTGTCATTCAGAGGTACGCGGTAAACTATAGCATCTCTCGAATGTAAAACAGTTGGTCTACAACTACGCATAACTCCATAAGGTGAAATCAAAACATAGTTATTACGACTAGTTCGGACGCGAAAAAAGTGTCCCATATTCTTGAAAACCGTTGCAATATTCTTGGGTAAACTAAGCACAGCTACATCACTCGTACGATTTTCGTACAAAACATTAACTCTGATTTTATCGTAGATAATATGATTACTTCTTTTATTACCGTAAACGGTAATATACATATCTCCACTATGTATGCAATGTGCCGGTACAACTACGTTGTGACCACTTAGCAGACCAACTACATGGGTGGCATGTTTTCCAGCCACGACAACTATTTCCCTCAGATTGTTTCGAATGCTAGCATGCATTGTATTTAGACCGTTTAAGTCGAATTTTTCGGACAAATCACTTTCAATACTAAAATTTGGTTTGTTTTTACGTTTATTTACACAACTTGTTACAATATAATTGACACCGTAACAAATTAACATGGAAAAAATATAAACACTTATCTCTAGAAACATATCATGCTCCATAATCGAAGATACAAGTGCCCTTATCTTACTTACTATCCACTGGAAACTTTCCGTTATTAAAATCCGAAAATATTCTAAAGGTTCAATTTTTAAGTATTCTTCGTGTTGAGAATCTGGCAAGTCTGCTAATTCTTCTTTTAAACGTTGTAACTCAACATCGATGTCAAAGTCTGAAGCCACCGAGTCCGTCGGGTCAAAAGCCAAGTTGTTGTCGCTTTTACTAGGCATAGTCCACATCCCGACTAAATTTGAAAGGAAGGACTCACGCCCCTCTACTTTAAATTCATCAAGTTGGGCCCTTACCATTTCTACCTGCGACGGTGTTAAGTTATTGGAAACCATGCGTGATTTACTCAAGTTACGTAATTTAACTACATGTTTACTAATCCACGCGTAAAAATCCGTATCAACACCCGTTAAAGCAAACACTGGACACAACCCTTCCATACACTCCCGAAGATGTTCTGGATATCCGATTTTGAATTTATTTTCACTCAAATCATAGTATTTCCATTTTGCCACTCCAGTGTACACACCGGAAAATAGTACATCAGCAAAATCAATAACATGACAGCGTCTCCATAAGGCTGGTAACTCACGAATACAATCCTGTCGAGTTAAGTTACTCAAATTCATAAACTCATTCGTGGTGGCTAAAATTATCTCACTATTAAAAAATTTAGTGTCCTTATTTTCAGCACGAGCACAATCCAGGGGGTATTTGACTTCTGAGATCATGTTTATAAAAGTGCGCCATTGAGCTATTCCCTGTTGTCCAACATCATCCATATAAAAAATAGATTCATTTTCATATGCATCATAAAAATCTTTTCCATCGTTGATATCCTTGACTTGGTGTGCATAACGGGTCATTGGCAAGCATTGTAACACTCCGTTCATTGCACGCGACTTTCCACAACCAGGAGGACCTTGAAGTACGATACCAATAGGTTCCTGTCTTGAACAATTTTCAAAAGCGTCTATTCGGCGCTTCAATTTCTGGAAATCCATGTAAATTGCGGCTACTGCTGGTGATCTGCGAGCCCACGTTATAAAATCTCCATGGTTTACTTCTGAATAAAATCGCTTTATTGTTTCTCTGAAGGTGTTACGTAACAATTTCTCTCCTACATCCTTATCTTCCACTAATTTTTTCATTTTGTACAAATGCGCATGGGTGCCAAAATTACCTAGCGACAACAATAGCTCACGCATTTTTATCGTGAAAGTGTTTATGGGTAATAAACCCAAAATAAAATCTATACCGGAAAAAACTAGAGAAAATAAACGATGTAATCCGGAAATATCTTCGCTCAATTTGGCGTGGGAAAAAACATTAATACGTTTAATGATCTCAAATAAGGGAGGTGGCAATAACAAGGATATTGAAGCCAAACAAAACTCTTCCAACATTTCTGGTTGGAATTTTGCTTTTATTCGACGTACTACTAGATAAAAATCAGTTAACGATAACACTAAATCAGTAACTGATAAACCCAGCTCACAATTACGTTTAAATCTAACCACCAATGAAATGATATTCAAAATTAAATCCATTTCAAACTCAGATTTCAAAGTCTCTAAACCACGCTTACACTTTCCCAAAATTTCCACGATATCTCTCACTAAACTCATAGCATCCATACAATCTCCTAAAAAACCCTCTTGTTGAAATTTTCTGGTTTCAAATAATAAATACGCAAGACGCTTTTTATTAAAGCCTTGAGTAAGGCCCACCAATTTTATCACGTTATTAACGTCTCTAATAACTGGGTATTGTCCAAGTTGAAAAGATTTTTTACTAACACTTCTCATTTCATTCGTTTTTAAATAATAATAAAAATATTTTGTTTGGTTTGTTTTTAGTTCACTCATATTTGGGTTGGCTATTCTTTCAACATTTTGCTGAAATTTCGCCGAATTCTTAAAATTGCTTTTTATAAATCCTTATGTAATACAGATGGCCATGGGTACTACCCTCCACCATCCATCAACTCACACGGAAATATTTAGTGCGAACTCTTCGTTTCTAAGAGCTACACCTAGAAGCATAAACTACTTTTATTTTCGATAAGATTTTACTCTCTCGGGCTTGTTTTGACTAGTTCACTTTCCGATACCATCGGACGTTTCAAATGAACAATATTACTACTTTCGTCTCTCATGATCTTTTACGATCACATGGTGTATCGCCAACACCAGACAAATCACTACTCCATCCCTAGTTCCAACGTTGTGTAACGCAAGTAACATAAAAAGAGTCTAAACTCTAAATATATAACTTTACGTAGAAAAATCCAC